ATCCATTATTTTATACAATACTTAAAACTTTAATACTATCATATATTAAATGAAGTGTCTGTCTTATTCTGGAAATGATTGTTACAAATACAGACTGGCTAAGACACGTCAGAATGTCCTGAAGGATATTTATAAACGTTGTGATGACATTACATTGAATAGTCCATACCCCAAACCTAAGAAGCGGGAAAATGCCAGACTTAAAATGCGTTTTAAGGAAGCAATACGTGATGCACAAGAAATATGTACAGACGAAGGTGCCAAGTCAAAACAGTGTCATCTCGCATGGTATGAAGTTGATGAGTTGGAAGATTCTATGAATAGATATTATCCAGATCAAGAAGATTAATAATTTCTCCATATATATAAATGGACTACGAGTCCCTGAAGAAACACGCCAGGAAGTTGGGAATTAGGGTGACTAAAGATGTACAAGGAAAACGTGTTAAACTAACCAAGAAGGAGTTAGAGTCTAAGCTTAAGAAAACTAAAAAGACTAAGAGGGGTGGTGTGGAAAAACAAGCAAAGAGTGCTTTGAAGTTTATCAGAATTTGTAAGACTGTTTTGAGGGAAGCTCAACCAAACCATAACGTTCTTCCTATGCAAACAAGGCGTGTAGCTCGCGAACCCGTTCGCGCTCCTCCCCCACCTCCTCCACCTCCTCCACCCAGACCTATGGTTAACAATCAACGTGCCAAGCTCCTGGCTGAACTGAGAGCCAATCCAAAATTTCGTAATCTTAGAGTAAACTAAAAATAACAACCTAAGTCCCACCCTCACAAACTCGTTTTTCAAGTTGAAAATGATGATCTCACATGAAAAACGACAATTTCTCAAGGTAATCAGTGGAGGTCTTCACATCCTCATGAGCTGTTCCTATAAAGCTGACGATATCGGTATCGACCCCGAGGACGGTATAGAAGAGACGATATCCGAAAGAATGATTGTACTCGCCAATACTATCGCCAATGGTGAACGATATTGGTTTGACGATGGACGATTTAACAATTATGTTGATGTGGCATCGGATGAAGATCTTATTGAACTTCTGGAATATTTTGATGATATAGACATGGACATGGAACATGTGTACTACGAAGCGAGTATTGTGATTGAATCTCTGAGTGATACAAATTACGAGTTTGCATCACTCATTGAAAATGAAAAGTTGATTACATTCAAGGATCTAATTAATCACGACCAATCTCCATGCCAGTGAATGGTGTGCACTTGACCATGTTAGAGCTACCGCGGTGAGAGCGAAGAACAACCTCCTTGTCGTCCTCTGTGTTAGCCTTGACGTCATAGTCACCAACGATACGAACTGATTTGAAGTTTCCTTCAACGCTGAGAGGAATGGTATCTGTGTGTGTATGTATTCCCTTGAAATCACACTCTGAGTAGTAATGAACACCTGGGAGTGAATGTGGATCTATACTGCCTCCCCAATCTATTTCTTCCTCTTCTGGTTTCTTCACGTACTTCCTGATTAGATAGATTGTACAAAATATCAACAGTGGTATAATCAACGTGGATATGAGATTTTCATTCATAGTTATTATTAGTTTACAAATTTAATTTAAGCTTTAGTAAATCTTACACTGTTAATTGGAGTGTCGAGGCACGCCACCTCTTTTGGTCCAGCGTATGATGTTTTTACACCTTTCTCACCACCTTCGGTATAGGTATCCATTTTATATTCTCTTGTGAGGATAAAAGATTTAAAGTTCATGCTACCATCTATTATTCCGACATCTTCTTCAGTTTTGGGGAGGTCTTCGACCATTTGAAGTGGTTTACCACCGTAGTTACATTCTTTAAAGAAATGAACACCGGGTGTGTTTAAGAATTGTTCCTTACGTTTTTTAGCATTCATCATTCTGACTCCCAGAAAAACACCAATTGATATTACACATAATATAAAAAGTATTATAGCTATCGTTGATCCTTTCATAGTTATTATTAGTTTACAAATTTAATTCCAAATCTCTTTGACATAAACTTCCTGACACTATCAAAATCTGGATAGCTCCAAAGATACCACCTTGACCAAAATCCTGCACTATCAATACCAGTGATTTTCCATTCCTCCCTATCACTGGAATTGACACCGAGCATTAAAGTTTGTATTCTTTTTGGATCTCTTTCAGCGATAATACGTTTGGGGATTCTTCCACCATGTCTGAGTACATAGGAACGCATACGGGAAGGTGTTTTATGTTTTGTATAATCCGAGTATCCACGCGCTCCAAAATCTACCGTTCTACCATCTTCGAGTATAGCCCTGAACTTCTTTTTACGATCTGGACTTCTGACAACTTTGACTTGCATGTCTCCTATAACTTAAAAATATAAAAATATGAGTATACATGAATAAGTTTGCAACTCCGTTTATACTATACAACCTGTCATTACAAAAAAATAAACTTACTTTTATTCACAAATTAATACCCGAATATTCAGATGAGGATATTAACTTATCAAAAACTCTTGTAAAAACAAAATTAAATTATAGAAAACTTTCCGGAGTGGAGAAGGTGTATTATAATTTAATAATGAATGGTAAAATTAAAAATTGTAAAGAACTATTTACTTACGGCACGCACCACAGTATTCCTCCTTCTTAGGAGCCTCGGGCCAGAAGAAGAGACGCTCGGGACCACGCTTCACGCGGTAGAGGTGATCATAGAAGTGGAGAAAACCAATAGCGAGCATGGCAGCGCCGACACCAGCCTTGTTAACCTTACGGTTCATCCAGTAGTGAGCAAGGACGAGACCAACGAGAACGAACTGAATAAGGGTGATGGCGGGAAGGTTGGGCATCACAAAGCGATGCTCAACAGTATTGACATCATCAGTGGGTTCGGGAGTGTACTTTTCCATACGCTTTCCGCCGTATCCGGGCATTTTTATTTTATACTAAGAAAATAATGCTGACGGTGATACTTGTACCATTTTTCCTGGTACTTCATGACTACCTAAAATCACCCATAGATAGATTATACTTTAGGAAACCTTTGAGACCTCTGGTAGGTATGAGAAACACGATGATAGATATCATAAACTGGGGTTCTAAATGTTCAGTCAATGATTATCCTGGACTTTGGTTAGTTAAAGCTCACTTTGATAAGATTAGGGGGGAGTTTAAAGAAGTTTCAAAGACTGCCGAAACACATTTATTTCACGAACTCGATCCTTGGTTTGAAGTGAATCCAAACTATTATTATTATAAAGTGGAAGACTTCCCTATATTAAACAGTCTCATAAAGCAGATACCATGTGTGTGTCATGATACAGCTGTATTTGCTGTGATGGATGCACCTACGTCTATAGCACCCCACCGTGCTGAAACAAACCTCTGGCTTCGTTACCATCTCACTGTAGAGGGTGGTGGAGATTGCACACTCTACACAGGGAGGGGAGCACATGAACACATGGAGGGTGAGGACTTTCTTTTTGATCACGCAAAAATACACAGTGTCGCTAAGAAGGGTACACAAAAGAGGGTTGTTCTTATACTGGACATCAAACGTTTCTAAAGATGTTTACGACATGCTGCCCTATACATATCAGTCCCACCTATGAGTTCAAGTTCTTTATTATCAACAATCCTCTTTGTAAAAGGACCCGGAGTTCCATCATTACAATACATACAGAGAGCTGAAAGTTTAGTTACCTCACAAGCCAGTGGAATGCAGTCAATAAGTTCACCAAACTTTCTTTGAAAAGAATCAGCATCAAGACCTGCGAGTATTACTTCTTTACCTTCGTAAAGGCAATACTCTACAAACTTCTTGAGACGTGGGAAAAATTGAGCTTCATCGATAGCTATAATATCCACATCATCAAAATCACCGGTGTAAATTAGGTCAAATAGGTCATACACTTTATGACAATTAAACTTCACATTGTCATGGGTCTTCAAAACTTCATCAGGGGACCGCGTGTCCTTAGCGGAATTGACGACAAGAACTTTTTTACCAATGACTTTCAAGCGCTTAAGTCGTCTGATAAGTTCTGAAGTTTTACCAGAAAACATATTTCCCATAATAATTGACAAACCCATCTCGCTGACTAATATAATATTGTATTTTTTATATGGGTGATCTCCACAGAGCTGTATATAATGGTCACACAGGCTATTACAATCCCAAGACAGGGCGCGTCAGATTTGGGAAATGTGTATATTCCGATATTGCTACAGCTATAAAATATCTCAAGAATAATTAAGATGCCTCTCACCGATGCTCAAATTGCTCGAAAAGTTGGGCAACTGCGTAGAACAGAAGGTCAAATCTATGCACCCCTCAAATACTTCAGGGGGCTTGAAACTCTCAAGGAGGTTGAAACTCGTTACAAGAAGATGCTCAAGAGGGACTACACCAAGTTCCGAACAGACGAAGGAAGAAAGACGAAGACTTCCTCCTACACCCAAAAGTTCCGGAAAAGGTATCCAGGTGCTAAGTCGTTGCCAGATATTGCGAAGGCTACTGGCATTCCTCTGAGAACTGTCCAAAAAATCTACAATAGGGGACTCGCTGCGTGGAGAACCGGGCATCGTCCGGGAGCCTCTCCACAAGCGTGGGGGTATGCTAGGGTTCATAGTTTCGCCACTAAGGGGAAGACGTACTACACGGCGGATAAGGATTTGAGGTGAACCACTCATCTATTCGTTGTATCATAGCGCGCTTATCTTCCTCTGTATATTTACTACCCTTTTGCTGGTTTTCATTATCAATTAACCACTGAGAGTTCAGATAGTGCCAGCAATATTTATTATCATCTGGCAAATTCCATGCACTACATGGAATGATTTCATCTATCTGAACCTCATCATCTTCTGTTTTTGGGCGACTATACCTATCTTCAAAAGTTTTATGAAGATACTCGACCCATTCTTTTGAAGTCATACAAAGATCTTCCAATGAACCTGTAGGATTTTTAACCCTTGTAGCTGTATATCGTCTATTTCGTCGTGCGCGTAGCGCGTGTCCATATGGGTCACATATAGAGCAACTAACGCGTTCACGACCGTGCTCGCAGATTGATCCCCCACCACACTCCCTGCACCGAGAGCGCCGACGATTGTGCTTGCAGAATGATCCCCCATTACACTGCCTGCAGTAAGTGCGTTCACGACCGTGCTCGCAGACTGATCCCCCACCACACTCCCTGCACCTATAGCGCGAACGACCGTGCTCGCAGAATGATGACCCACCGCACTTCTTGCACTGAGCGCGCCGAAGACCATGTGGACATTTCGGAGGAACATATTTTGGTTTTTCGGTGATAGTAGGGCACGGAATACAAAAATTGAACGAATCTAGACTGGTTTGAATCATCTTAACACACATTCAGTTAAAGTCTTTAACCATGACTGAGGTAGTGATTTTCACAATCAGTCAGCCATACCATGTATTTCACCGTCGGGAGTTCTCCAATGATCCTCTGAATCCGATTTGCAATCCTCATCGGATTCAGATTCAGATTCAGATTCAGATCGAGATGGCGCTTGCGAGCCATATTTCAACCATTTCTCTTGAGATGGAAAATGTGGATTGTATCCAAGATACGACCCAACAACTTCTTCACCAGTGTAAAAGGGGAATTCTGTGTAAAGCCGCATTCTATATTCTAGATTAATTTGATAGGGACCGAAATTACACATTTCAGGAGGTGGAACACACGCGATGTATTTTTCATCGGGATCCCATGTATGCCAGTCCTCAAGACTCATTTTACTAAGTAGTAGAGCTATATCTTTATATCTATTTTGTTGAAATCAGAACCCTGATAATACCATACATATAAACCCAATTCCTTGTACACAAGTTACGTGTATGAGAGACTCTACAATTTCGTATCCTTTTGTGGGTACATTTACCCTAAAACACCATGTACCAAAACAAGTCAACATAAATACATACGCATTCCAAACTTGTATATTTATGTATGATATCAGTATCATATTAGTTACCGTATCCACATATTTCGCGAATACATTATTAGGATAAAAAATGTGAAATATTAGACCATTCATCGAAATTAATAAACATGGTATAGAACCTGTCGTAAAAAATCGAAGAATGAACGGTAGTAATCCCGTTGCACATATATAATTTTGTTGTAATTTACATGCAATAGAAAACATACCTTAATAACATCTCATTTATTGACTTTATACAACATTACGACTGAGGCGGATAAGGATCTGATTTAAAGACTTGTAAAGTGTATAGTATATGAAATCACCTCTTAGGTATCCCGGTGGTAAAACGAGAGCGTGTTCTATTTTAGATGAAATTATTAATGAAAAAGGTTTTGATAAATCAGTTGTAATATCTCCTTTTTTCGGTGGGGGTTCTTTTGAGTTTTTTCTACGTACCAAATATGGCTCAAAACTTATAGTCAATGATAAGTTTAAACCTCTTATATCATTTTGGAAATCTGTTCAGATACGTAAGGCTGAATTATGCAGTGAGCTCCGAAAACTTCTCAACGTCGTATCAAAATCTATATTTAGTACGATGAGAGACACAATAATGGAAGATACAGATGAATTTATACAAGGATATAAATACTTTGTGATTAACAGATGTTCATTTAGTGGTGCTACACTTTCAGGTGGATTTTCAACCGAATCTTCCAAAAAACGTTTCACTGAGTCATCTATTAAACGCACCGAAGATCTCAATCTAAATGATGTAGAATTTCACAATCTGGATTTTGAAACTTTTTTAAAGGGTAAGAAGGGTCTTATATTTTTAGATCCACCATATTATCTAAATGAAAACTCAAATTTATACGGAAAAAATGGAGACATGCATGAAAATTTCAATCACGAAAAACTATTTCAGGTTTTAAAGAAAAGAAAAAACTGGATAATGACATATAACAATTGTGATTACATCAGAGATTTGTATAAAAATTACGAAATCCGTGAAGTAAAATGGTCGTATGGGATGAATACGAGTAAAGATTCATCTGAAATCGTCATCCTAGGTTAGGTGGTAGCCGTGTTCTATCATCTATAGAATACTCGCTCGGGGCAAGTGTGTTAATATTTAAGGGTTGAAAAGCAGCCGTCACGGATAAGTGTGAACCAGACTTGGAATGAACCTTCACTCTTATGCGTATCCTCTGTTCTACTTTAAATTCGGGAACTCCCCATTCGAGTGGATCTTCTCCTAAATGATACAATCCACGCCCGAGGATTTGTATGTATGCACAACCCTTTTTTCTATAGAAATTTTGAATTTCATGATTATCTACTGTCAAGTATTCGTCTTTATAATCATGTTTAATCTTAATCCATTCGGGGTGTGTAATCTTATCAAATAGAAAAGGAGGTGGTTTAAATTTGATTCTATCCATATACTGTTGAAAAAGTTCATTCTTCGGTACCCAGCGACCTTCTTTCCATTTGAGTGTTGATTGCCCCCAATCTGGAGACTGTTTAGGTTTACACTCGATATGTCCATTTTGTGTATATATATCTGGTTTATGTGAAGAACCACCACCTTGCGCTATAATTTTAGGACTGTGTTTTATGTTTCCATAACATAAATCTTCGTATAATTTACCTTTTACCGAACACATAGACCCTTTAGGCACTTTCGTAATTACTGAAGACATAGACCCTTTACATACTTTCACAATAATTTTCTGTACTAACTTATGAACATATAAATTATCGTATGCCAAAATGTCATGTATTTTCTCAATGTCACGTCTCAGATCTTTCAAGTCCCTCAATACATCATCCATTTTTATTTGATATGTCATTATTTTTTTATATCTGCGTTAAATACAGGATGGTTCATTTAGAACGAATACATGAAGAAATACGCGTTCTAAATATAAAAGACGAAACTTTACTCTCGTATCGTGTTTTTTTAAACTTTTCCAAGAGAATAGATTTGTTACACGGAATTGAGTTGGGTATTTTACCCGATCGTAAAACTTTGATACAAGAGGAAGTAGAAGAAAAAAATTACCTTGATACGTATTTCAAAACCCTGAAAGAATTATTTCCCCACTTGTACGAGAAGTGGTACAGAAGATCAATTTAAAGATTATCGTGTACTATACACTATGGATACCAAACAGGTTAGGGATGAGGGTTTGGACAAGTTTTATACTAAACCAGAGATTGTTAAAATGTGCATATCTCGGATAAAAGATTGGAGTGTTTGGGACTTGGTCATAGAGCCAAGTGCGGGTAGTGGTAATTTCTTTGAACAAATACCAAATACAAATAAGTATGGTTTGGATATCAAACCGGAATGTGATACTATTCATAAGATG